GTGTATAGTAGAGTAAAGCCCTTCTCTAGCTTCTTTTGAGTCGACACCTTTTACTATTACGGAATAGTCCTCCATATTTGAACCGATGAATCCAAACTGCCCCGGGAATGCAGGAGTGCAACCCTTCCTAACAACATTATACGTTTTACCAAAATGCTCTTCTTCCCAAGAAAAATTATGATGATTATGTACCTCAAATGAGACATCTTTTGTGCCTAATATTGAAAGAACCTTATCAACGACAACATCTCTACCAGCATAAGCATAATCCCCGGCTAACTTCATGGCTTCTATATAGTCTTGTCCAATAGTAGAATCAATATCTAGAAGAATAGGCTTAGAATCCATTGAGCCTTCTTTTCCTTTTTCATTAAATTCTAAACCCTGAGACAATGCAATAAACCCAGTTGCTGTTTTGTGCCCAAATCCTCTAGATCCAAAATGAACACCGACCCACAAAAAACCCTCTTCATCTTCAAATAAATCAATGTAATGATTACCGCTCCCAATAGTACCTAATTGAGGAATAGCCGTCTTTAAAAGCTCTCTTTGCGGTTTAAATACAGAATTCTGTATTTTATCGAAAACAGGATGGTCTACTGGCTCATTATTTATACGTCCTACACCAAATGATATACGTCTAACTATTTCATCCATTACATTTTCAACATCTACATCGTTGGCTTTTATTGTCGTTCTTACGGCCTTATTACCGCAAGCTATATCAAATCCCACACCTGACACTGATACGTGCTTCTTATATGCTATAGCCCCTCCTATAGGATGAGCATAACCGTAATGTGCGTCAGCGGTAAGAACACCTATATCTTCTTCACCAATACACCTTTCAAGTTGTCTAATTGATTTTTCATCTATAATTTCTTTACCAAATATTTTCATTATTTTTTCCTTTCCTATTCCACTCGAATACCAATAAAACTAAGAAACATAATCAATAAACGACATATCAGTATAAGTAACCCTGAAAAAAAAACTAATAATACAAAGAACACACCACCTAATGCTATTTGTAATAATCCTTTAATTATTTCTTCCTTAATCACTCTCTTTATCCTTTATTTTCTGCCCCTAACTTAACTAACTCTTTTACTACCTCTTTATTACCGTTAGAAGCTGCCAACATAAGAGCCGTCCTTCCACGCTCAGTTGTAGCCTCTATATCCGCCCCTGCCTGAACTAACGCGCTGACTGCCTCTGTATGACCTCTTAAAGCTGCCACCATAAGAGCCGTATATCCATACCTATTTGTAGCCTCTATATCTGCCCCTGCCTTAACTAACACTTGGATTATCTCTTTATGACCTTTACAAGCTGCCAACATAAGAGCCGTCTTTCCATTATCATCTGCAGCCTCTAGATTTGCCCCTAACTTAACTAACTCTTTTACTGCCTCTTTATTACCGTAAAAAGTTGCCAATATAAGAGCTGTATATCCCCAACTATCTCTAGCCTCTAGATTTGCCCCTGCCTTAACTAACTCTTTTACTAACTCTTTATCACCTTTATAAGCTGCTTCTAATAATTTATGTGTCATTTGCTACTCCTTTAAATCAGCCTTTCTGGCCAGCCATTCCTCGAATGTTAGAAAATCTATGTCTCCGAACTGACTATAATATGTACTGTAGTATTTATATTTTTTCTTATTCTCATAGTTAGGCTTTAATACATAAAATTCAATATATAGAAGGAACCCTAGTAATAATATGACTGTTATTATTATATTTAACCATTTCCAGTCTTTATACATAATGTCTAGTCTAGTCATTACTCTATTCTTTCTAATTCTTTTAAGCGATTCTCTATTTCATCTAATCTACTTGATATTCTCGACATTATTAGGGGTTCTTCTGTTTTAAAAGAGTACATATCTATATCCTTTTCAAAGATAGTCGTATCTACATACTGAAGTGCATAACCATTCTTCTTAACTGCCTCAAGACATATATCTTCTGTCTGTGTATTTACATACTGGAGTGCATAACCATTCTGCTTAACTGCCTCAAGACATATATCTTCTGTCTGTGTATTTACATACTGGAGTGCATAACCATACTGCTTAACTGCCTCAAGACATATATCTTCTGTCTGTGTATTTACATACTGGAGTGCCTCACCATTCTGCTTAACTGCCTCAAGACATATATCTTCTGTCTGTGTATTTACATACTGAAGTGCCTCACCATTCTGCTTAACTGCCTCAAGACATATATCTTCTGTCTGTGTATTTACATACTGGAGTGAATCACCATTCTGCTTAACTGCCTCAAGTGCCTCTGCTGGTGTGTATTTTATTATGTCTTGCTCATCCCCGCATACTGCGTCTAAAAACTCACTTAATATCATTTATTTCTCCTTTGTCTTTAATCGACTTAATTAAATCTTTGATAAGCTGAGTCTCGGATTTACTGAGTACTTTAATCTCCGTTTGTTTGATTATGACTAATGTATCTACACTATTTATAACTACCTCACCCCTATTTTCCATCTTATTTAGTGTATGTAACTCCTCTGCTTTTATACTTTTACTAAAACTTCTTGCCGTTACTGGCACTGATCTTGTTAATAATCCCGCTGCTCTTGCTATGTTCATAAAACTACCTCCATAAAGTTATATCTTGAGTTGTAACCGTAATTGTAATTATAATCTTCTAGTAAATCATTCAATTCATTTGATGATTGTGATACCTTTGATATGATACGGTTTGTATTCCCTGTTAGTTTCTCGATGCTTTCTAATTCTTCTTTAGTCATTGTTTTTCCCCTTATTTTTATACCCAACTGAGCTGATATCCCCATCTGAGCTTATATCCCCATCTGAGAGGATAGACCCATCTGAGATGATATCCCCACCTGAGCTGATAGCCCCAACTGAGATGATATCCCCACCTGACCTTATAGACCAATCTGAGATGATATCCCCACCTGACCTTATAGCCCCAACTGAGATGATACCCCCATCTGAGATGATACCCCCATCTGAGAGGATAGACCCACCTGAGCTTATATACCCACCTGAGCTTATAGACCCACCTGAGATGATATCCCCATCTGAGCTGATAGCCCCATCTGACCTTATAGAAAAATTAGTGAATATATCTATACTGAATTGGACATCAGAAGGGAAATATAACTCTCCATCTAATTCATATTCTTCTAATTCACTTTCTTTTTCTATTATTATTAGTTTGTTTTTAGTCATTTTCTATCCCCATCTGAGATGATATACCCAACTGAGATGATATCCCCATCTGAGCTGATAGCCCCACCTGAGATGATATCCCCATCTGAGATGATAGCCCCAACTGAGCTTATAGCCCCACCTGACCTTATAGACCGACCTGACATTATATACCCATCTGACCTTATAGCCCCAACTGACCTTATATACCCACCTGAGATGATATTCCCAACTGATCTGATAGCCCCATCTGAGATGATATCCCCATCTGAGATGATATACCCACCTGAGATGATATTCCCAACTGAGATGATAGCCCCATCTGAGATGATATACCCATCTGAGCTTATAGCCCCATCTGAGCTGATATTCCCACCTGAGATGATATTCCCACCTGAGATGGTATACCCACCTGAGCTTATAGCCACATCTGAGATGATATTCCCAACTGAGATGATATTCCCATCTGAGATGATATACCCATCTGAGCTGATATTCCCACCTGACCTTATAGAAAAATTAGTGAATATATCTATACTGAATTGGACATCAAAAGGGAAATATAACTCTCCATCTAATTCATATTCTTCTAATTCACTTTCTTTTTCTATTATTATTAGTTTGTTTTTACTCATTTTTTATTCCCATCGGCTATTCCCTGTTGCCTTACTCTAATGCTCTCTCGTTCCCTTCTTTTCATCATCTCATCGGCTATTTCATAGGCTAGTTTCGCTAATGCATACGTAGTACCTGCTTTATTAAAATCTATTGAACTAATAGCCATCCCCGCAAACCAATCTCTTAACTCGATATTATTCTTCATTTATTTACCCCTTTATTTTTACTAATTAACTCTAAATGCATAATAATCTAATATTTCGTTCTCGTTATGGTCGTAACTCGCGAAATGATTACCGTATCCGTATAATGCGGAATATTCTTCTTGTACTGCATCTATTTTCAATAACATTAATTCACCTAGCAACTCAAAGTTATCAGCCTTTTGAGCCCTATCTATCATATCCTGGCCCAGTCCTGTTATACCTGCTATAAATGAAGAGTTAAAGCAACCCAGCGTATAAGTATCGCTTGATAGCTCATCGATCATAATC